CAGACACCAGAGACCCCGATGCCAATGGCCGGGGCGCGGCTGAGAAAGCCGCTGACTATGAGCCGAGAGGCAAGAGATATGGCGGCACAGGCGACGAAGCCGAGGACGAGGGCACCAAGGGCCAAGACGGTAAAAACCGTTAAGCCACGGAACGTCCAGATAGCCGCCGAACGACTCCAGGGACACACCCTCCAGGCAATCGGTGATAAGCACGGACTGTCACCAACCCAAGTGTGTCGCATCCTATCCGACGACCAGTTGCAAGACATCCTCAAGGCAGGGACCGCAAAAGTCATCGAGCTGGTACCCAAGGCCATCGCCAACATCGACCGACTCCAAGGCAGCGAGAAAGAGGAAATAAGCCACCGGGCAAGTGAGACGATACTCAAAACGGCAGGGTTGACAGGCCCGCACGCATCACCCCTGGTCACGCAGTACATCCAGATTAACCAGGTCAACCAGGTATCGGCACCCCTGCGGGCTCTACTCGGCACGCTGGCGGATCGGTTCACGGTCCCGATTGAGGATGCAGAGGTGATTGATGGTAGCACGGCAGACGGTTGATAACCTGTGGATAACCCCGGAAACGGGCGGATTTGGCAACGCATAATCTTTCATAAGCAGCGTAAGCGTACAGAGTGATTAAGTAAACGACCTAGTAGCCAAGTTGACATATGTGCCGTTATCAGACGTTGAGTGACACGACATGACCAAGGCAGAGACAACCACCAGGACGGACAGATCATGGACAGACGGCGGGCAGACCACGCCCCCGTCGAGTGTTGAGTGGTGGGTGGCCTGGGGGTGGGGAGGGGACCGGCGCTGGATGGAACCACGGCGCGTGATCGGAGTCCCCCCCGTTCTACACACAAGGGGAATTTTAGACTTATGGCCAGCGAAATCACTTTTGGGGCGTTGTTCGACGGGAGGCGGTCGTGATCGTCTTCCTGTCCCGCTTCGGTGGCCGCGTTCGGGACATACCTTCCGGTGTGTACGGAGGCCACGTGCTGCACCCGATGTTGATTGTGTCGGGAGGCCGGGAGGAAGTGGAGGCGGCGCAGACGTTGATTGTTGCGGCATTCGAGGCGGCGGTGGAGGAGGAGAGATTTTATGCCCCTTAAGCGTGGTCACAGCAAGTCGGTCCTGGGGTGGAACATTCGGGAACTGATGGAGTCGGGGAGACCGCAGAAGCAGGCGGTCGCAATCGCCTTGGACAAGGCGGGCAAGGGTCGAAAGCGTGGAAAACGAAAAGGAAAATAAGGACGTTTCGGTTCCCGGTTCCCTGGATAAGCCGGTGGCGACAATTTCGCAGGATGTCTTGGATCAACTAGTGAAGCGGTCGGAGCTTGCGGAATTGAAGAAAGAAGCGGCGGCGGTCTCGACTCCGAAGCCACACCGAACGGTAAACACACAGGCGCGATTGGTGCGGGGGGTTCGTTAAATGGCCCGGTATCGGTATGGAAGCGTGTTGCGGGACGGAAACGGGTGCATTCTGGCATCCGCGACGGTCTCTGTTTACCTTGCCGGGACGACGACTGCGGCATCTGTTTATACCGCGTCCTCGGGTGGCACGGCGGTCAATTCGGTCACGACGGACACGGACGGATCGTTTGAATTCTACGTGGACGAGTCAGACTACGGGTACGGCCAACTTTTCAAGCTCTCGGGCAGCCTGACGGGCTACACGGCCCTTTCCATCGACAACGTGGAGGTAGTGAAGCCCAACTGGACGACTTCGGCTGGCACCTTGAAGTTCTGGACCTATCAGGCCGACGCCCTTGCTGACGACGGAACGGTTTCTTTACCGGACGCCACGTCGGGAATCCTGATGGTGTCCTGCAACGCCGAGGGCGGCGTGTGGGTCGTGCAGTCTTCGGGGGCGGTTGCCGCCATTGCCGGGACCACGAACACGGCGTCCACGGACAGCGACGGCGACTTGTGCCTGTACGACGGCGGAACGGGTGCGGTCCTCAAGAACCGCCTCGGGGCGACGGGCGAGATTCGGGCGCTTTACGCCTACAACTGATGCCTGACGACGTTTCCAACGCTCTTTCACAGTTAAATATCAGCCCACGGGAATTGCGGGAACTGGAACAATGGGTTCCATTTCTCACGTTTCAGGTTACGGAGGTTATCCGGGTACTGTTGCAGTCGCCAAACAGCCTGATTTGCATGTTTACGGGCAATCAGGAGGGGAAGACGGCGGGGATCGCATATCAGTACGTTCTGCGTTTCATCGGGATGCACCCGATCAAGGAGAAGAACATCGACCCCTCGGACCCCGTAAGGGTGTTCCGGTTCGCTTCGGAGACGCTTCCGAACGATACCGAGTCCACGGTGCAGAACACGCAGTATCCGGCTTTGAAACGACTGCTTCCGCCCTCGCTAATCAAGAAGGACATCACGATCCGAAAGCCCGTCATGACGATACGGTGCATTCGGGGCGGCCCTGACATCCTCGTCGAGTTCGTTTCCTTCAACCAGCAGGTGCAGGCGATGGCGGGTGTGCAGCGCAAAAGCATCTGGATCGACGAAAACAGCGGCAAGGGGTTCTACGAGGAGCAGATCCCGCGTCTTTTCCAGGCAAAAGGTGATTTGCTCATGGGATACACGCCGACGCCCGGAACCTCTGGATGGGAATACGACGACCTTTTCAACCGGGCGAAGGTCATTTACCGCAGCGATTTTGTAAGGAAGCGGATTATTGCCAGAACCGGGGAGATTTTCCCCAAGTTTCAGCGCACGGACTCCCCGAACGACATCATGGTCATCATGGCGGCGTCCGACGACAACCCGATTCTGGACCGGGCGGAACTGGACTCGAAATTTGCGCTCCTTGCCGACGAGGACATCATTGACGCCCGCCGATACGGCCTTTTCAGGCAGTTGTCGGGCAGGATTTACAAGGAATTTGACGTAAATGTCCACCAGATCGACCCGGAAAAGTATTTTGCGGACGGAATCCCCGGAGACTGGAAGTTTTTCCGGGGAATCGACTACCACCAGGCGACACCGTGGGCGTGTGTTTTTGCCGTTGTGTCGCCGGACGACGAGATTTTCATATGGGACGAGTTGAACCCGGACCCGAAGAAGATCGTTACCCACGAAATCGCGTGGCAGTTGGCCTCGAAGAGCTTGGATTATCGGTACGGAGGCGACCTGATAGACCCCTTGGCTTCGATAAAGCAATCCAACACGGGGTTTTCCACGATAGACGACCTGAACCGGGCATTCAGGTCGCTTAAGACGGACGGGAAATGCACCGGCGCATGGTGGCGTCCCTGGGATACGAAGTCAACTCGTGGGCGTGAGGAGTTCAAAAAGAGGCTCAAGAACAGCGCGATTGTCGGCAAGCCGTTCAACAACAAGACAATACACGGAAAATTGCCGACGATATGGTTCTTCAACACGTGCCGCCACACCATCGATTCGATGAAGCAATGGCGGTACGACGAATGGGCGTCAAGGGACATGGAAGAGACCAGGGAAGCGAAGGACAAAGGGATTGAACGCTATTCCCACTTCCCGATCACCATCGAGTGCCTTTTGAAAGAGGCGGCGGTATCCCAGGCGAGATGGGATGGATACCATAGCCGGGAGCCGAAATGGTATTTTTCAAGGCGATAGACATGCCATTATACCAATTTTATTGCAAGAAATGTGAAAAGTTCATCGAGGCGATTGTGAAGTTGGCGGATTACGACGAGGAGCACCTTTGTCCTCATTGCAAGGGCGTTTTGACCATGCTAATGACGCCGGTGTTCTTCAAAATGAATTAGGTGGGGACGATGGACAAAGCACAGGAACACGCCTGCGACCTGATTTATCAGGAGTACGAGACATCCAAGAGCAACAGCGGCGGGGATGTTGCGGATTTCGAGGCTGTTCTTGACCTTCTGGAAAACAAGCGAACCGAGAAGAATTACGAATGGATGAGCGATGTTTCCATTCCCGAGTACCCCTCCATCCTCCTGACCGAGACATCGCAGTTCGTGAACCAGTATTTCCAGAGCCGGGACTTCGTGGACGTGTACCTTGAAGGCGACAGGCCGGAGGATAAGGTGAAGTGCCGCGCCGTTAAAAAGTTGCTCAACAAGACCCTGAATCATCAAGACGTTCATCATTTTGCAAAGCAGGTCCGGGCATGGAACATGAAATCGACGGCCGCCGCAGTCTATGCCGTGTGCTGGTGGAACCAGGAAGTCCGGGCCGAGAAGGTCGGGACGAGGCAGATTCCGTACGAGTTGGGCGTGGACGTGTACGGGAACCAGATGGTTGACCGGCGCTTCCAGGTTCCGGCCGTGGGCTACCGGGCCGAGGACGTAATGGACGACCGCGTTCTAAGCGACCACTTTGATTACGAGATCGTGGACCCGCGCAACGTCTTTACCGACAACAAATACGTGTATTCCTTGCAGGACAAGGATTTTGTCATCATCCGTTCCGAAAAGACTTACGAGCAACTGGTGGAGGATCGGGAGAAGTGCGGATACATCAACCTTGACGAAGTAAAGAAGCTCGTCGAGGAAAGCCAGCCCCAGGAAACGGAGACATCAAAGGACTCCTTCAACAAGGACGAACAGAAGACGCCCATTGCCAAGCCGCAGTTGCGATATCTGGACGTTCTGGAACGCTTCGGAAAGTTCTGGTGCATGGTCACGGACAGGGACCAGTGGAGCCGCCCCGTTTCCGTCGAGGTCGGTTACGACGACATGGGCAAGCGCAAAGAGGGCGCGGAACTGGTGGAGTGCATCGTCGCGGAGGTCGTGAGCGGGTCGCACAAGATCCTGATTCGTTTGCAGCCGACGCCGTTCTACCTGCCAAACGGAAGGCCGTACCGTCCCCTGCTCCGGGGTCTCTGCTACATTCACCCCACAAAGGACGTGGGAATGAGTGACGGAAAGTACGCCCGCGAGTTGCAGGTGGCTTTGAACGACACCATCAACCTGTCCAACGACCGGGTGAAACTGGCTACCCTTCCGACGATGGTTGTCAACAAGTACATGGCAGAGGACAACGACCAGATTTTCATTGAGCCGGAACACACGATTCCCCTGGAAGACGTGAACCAGTTCAAGGAATTGACCATCAGGGATAATATCGCCGGGGCCATTCAGCAGGCCAATCTTTTCATCGGCAAGATGCAACAGGTGACATCGGTTTATCCCACGACGATGGGGCAGACCGGGGACGCCTCCACGACCGCCACGGCGATTGCGGGCGCGGACATGCGGGCGAACATGAGGGCCAATTACAAGTCCCTGACGTTCGAATACACGTTCCTCTGCGAGTTGTACCGGATGATTCAGTGCATGGCGTGGCAGTTCATGCACCAGAAGACGGCGCAGGCCATATGGTCTCCGGAAGAAATCCAAGCCTTCGATCCGACGCAGGATTACACGTATCAGCCCGTTTCCTCCGCGATTGAGGCCGAACACGCCAAGCAGCGGAAGTTGACGGTTCTGGATCAGGTCTTGGGCCGCATCGTCCAGGTGCCGAACCCCAAGACGCCAAAACTCGTCAATCTCGTCATGGTCAAGATTCTGGACCTGTTGGGTTCGCAGTTCGCGGACGTGAAGGATGCCCTTCTCGACGAGGGGCCGCAGGGGCAGGCGGGGGCGATGGGGCAGAAGGACTTTGCGATGCAGGGAGGATTGACCGCAGGAGCACCGTCAAACCAGAACGGGATTCCGATGCAGGCCATGGAGACGCAGGCCCGGAATTACGGAGGCGCGGCAGCCGGTGACGGACAGGGAGGGCTTTACTAAATGTTGACCACAAGCCGCCCGTCGTTGAGCCAAACCGTTGCCTATCTGCACCAGTCCGGAATGAAGGGTGCGAGCACCGTTTCCTATCTCGGCAAGCACGAGCCGTTCATGCAGGCCATTCAATCTCCGCTCGGGCAGGAGTTGTTGAAAGACCTTTGTGCCCGACACGAACAACTTTTGGAGAAGGTTGGCGACCTTGTGGCGACGGACGAGGAAAAGGGCGAGTTCAGGGCCGTCAAGAAGATGATTCACGACTGGTCGGAACGCATCGCCAAGTACGACAAGGCTTTGCAAGAGGTCAAGAGTGGCACAGGAACCGCAGGATAAGGAACGCGACAGGCTCTTGAAGGAGTTTAACGCCTACCTGCGCGAAAAGGTGTCGGACAGGTTTTTCGGCAAGATATTGATTACGCTCCGAGAGGGGCAGATTGTCGTTGCGGAGGAGCAGCGGACCTTTAAGTTCTAAGTAAGACATAGCGTCACTTGAGCACCAAGGGCGGTCCTTCCGTGTCCACTTCGTCTGGATGCGGGGCCGCCCTTTTTTATTTCAAATCGAAAGGGGAGCGAAAATGCAGGGAGAAGTCCAGCCCCAGGAACAGGCCACCGTTGCGGCAGCCGCCGTGACCGATGCGGACCTGTCCTCCGCTTGGAATCAGGCCCAGGCAACAGAGACCGCGACAGAGGAAACGCAGCCGACGGAACAGGTTCAGGAAGAAACGCAGGCCGTCGAACAGACCGCCACCGAAGCGGAGATTCCGGAAGAACCGGCGGACAACGCGGAACGCAGCAAGCTTGGAAGAAGGCTGAAGGGCGTGGAGGAGACGATCAACAAGATTGCCTCTTTCATCGAACAGCAGGCGCAGGAGCGACAGTTGCAGCAGTTCGCCGCCCCGCCCGTCGCGCAGCCGACACCACAGGAGGAGATTCCGGAATACATCACAACCCCTGCGGAACTGGAGAAGTACCTTGCCTACCGGGACGGACAGAAGCAGCGGGCCGAAACGGCCTATCAGGGAAACTACCTGAAAAACTGTCACGCCATGTCTCGTCTGGACCCGGACCTTTCGCAGGACATCTTCAACGAGATGGTCGCCAATTTCAACACGAAGCATACCGGCAACGCCGTCGTGGATTCGCAGTTGAATTGGGCGCAGGCCAAATCGTCGGTCTTGGCGAAGAAGTTGGCCGCCAAGGCGAATCCGGAGCCTCCCGAAAGATTTCAGGGAACCAAGGCCGCGTTACCGACAGGCGTTTCCGCGACCACGCGGACACAGCCCCCAAAGCAGACACTTCCGAAACTCGATGAAGCCGCCATGGAGTTCATCAAGAGCACGGGAATGTCCGACGAGAGCGTGCGGGCCGCACTAACCGGAGCCATGCCAATCAATCTCCGGGGCAGGCGGTAGGGAGCGTCCATTGAGTGAAAGCAGATTCCAGAGATTTCACACGACTCGATTGCCGAAACGCCGACGGCGCATCCGCGTACAGGGGGCGCATGAAGACACCGGCAAGTGGATCAAGTGCTGGAACTGCGGATTTACCATCAACACAGACAGGCTTTCCGCAACCGGAAGAAGCGGAGCGCGACACGTCGTCTCCACGGTCCCCACGGCGGGGATCGTCGGGTACGGGACGAACGCGAACACGCTGACGATGGACTCGCCGTCCGACGCCCTTGTCCTCATGAAAGAGACGATCAGCGGCGATGCTCAACCCATTGTCAATACGTGGATCATGGACGGCCCGTCGGGGTGCCCGTTCTGCGGGTGCGGAAACCTTCCATAATTTCAGGAGGAACCAAACATGGGTTTCAGTGTAATCGAAAACCCCCTACGTACCATTTGGGTTCCCGTGGATTTCGCCAACAGCGCCAAGACGCTTTACCAGGGAGCGATTGTGGGAAGCACCCTTTCGTCCTCTGTGCCTTCGGGTGAGGGCGTTGATGCGCTTGCTGCCGCTGCCGGTGCGGCCGATACGACCGGCAAGGCGGTTCCGTTCGGCGTCATCCTCGGATTCAACGACTCTGCCGATTCCGGCACCTATTCGTCCACGTACATGGGCCAGTCCGTCGTGTCCGTCGGGACGCAGGCCGCCCAGGCCGCCCGCAGTTTCCGAGGCGCGGAGGGGATGTTTGCGAAAGGCGATCCGATGGTTCTGGCGAAGGTCGCCGTCATCGGAACCGACACCATTCTCAAGGGCCGGATCTTCAACGGCGCATACGGCAAGGCCCCCACGGTGTACACGAACACCACGGCCAGCACGACCGGCGGAACCGTCACGACCACGGCGGTCGGCAACACCCCGATTGCCTACAATCACACATGGTACTGCCGCAAGGGCGCGAACATGGGTCTTTACAGGACCGCGTACAGCACGTCCACCACATCGCACACCTTCTACATCACCTTCCCGCAGGACATCGCGGTCGGTGACACGTTCTGCCCCGCCTTCCTGCGGCTCGGGACGTGCGCGGCTCAGTTCGACGCCGCCTCCACCTACATCGAGGCGCAGCCTGCCTACGCGACCAATTACTACTTGATCGACGTGCTGGAACTGCACCTTGAGACGGCGGGTGAGGAGTACGCGATCTTCAAATTCAACGCAGACCAGTTCTGTGCGGCCAGGGCATAGGGGGTGAATCATGGGAAATCCTTTAACCTCTGAGCAGTTCATCCGACTGCTTGACAAGCGCCTCCGGGATGTCAGCGAAAACAAGATCAAGGAAATCCCCACGCAGCGGGAGCAGTTTTACAAGATGGTCCCGAGTGACAGTGCGTGGGACGAGTTTTTCAGCGTGGGCGCTCTGCCCGACATCCCGGCATTCAACGGGAAACTTACCTACCTTTCGCAGTCTCCGGGCTACCTGACCAGGATCGAGCCGAAGGAACACGCCGGTGCCGTCGCGTCGGAACGCAAGCTTCTTGACGACAAGAAGTACAGCGTTCTCGACAACCGTGCCGCCGCCCTTTCCGAATCCCTGGTCCGGACGCAGGAGAAATCCGGCGTCGAGACGTTTGCGTACGCTTTCAGTTCGGCCTTCACCTACATGTATTCGGAGGAAGGCTTGAGCCTCTGCAACGACTCGCACACCACGAAAAGCGGCGTCTCGACTTCCACGGGATTTGACAACGCCGGCACTGCGGCACTCGACAAGACCAGCCTTGCCGCCGCCCGTCTCGCCATGAGGCGGTTCAAGGGCGACATCGGCCAGCGCATCAACATCGACCCGGACATGCTCATCGTTCCGGACAACCTGTACGACACGGCCATGGAGATCGTCGGGTCCGACAAAGACCCGGAGTCCGCAAACAACACCATGAACCCGCAGTACAAGCGGTTCAAGGTCGTTTCCTACATGCGGCTGGACGACTACGACACGAACAACTGGTTCCTCGTCGATAGCCGTCTCATGAAGGAATCCCTTCTGTGGATCGACCGCATCAAGGCCGAATTCAACACCAATGTCGATTTCGACACGTTCCAGGTCAGCAACAGCATCTATGCTCGTTGGGCCTGCGGGTTCATCGACTGGCGTTGGGTTTGGGGTTCGTCCGTCAGTTAGTTCCCAACGGGGTGCGGTCCTGACGAGGGGCCGCACCTCATTAAACGGGTAAGCGGAGGTAAAGACCTCCGGGCAGCCGGATGAGATAGGCCGGGTGTTCCAAACGAAAGGAAAAAACAATGAGCTGGACAGACTTTCCGAACGGCGTAACCAGCATGGGCGTTCCACTTCCGTCCGCCGGAAGGGACATTAGCGGGAGCACGTATTTCGTTGACAACAACTCCGGTTCCGACAGCAACGATGGAAGTTCGTGGAGAAAGGCTTTTAAGACGCTGGCGCGAGCCGTGACAATCAGCAACCTGGACATTGCAAGGGGTTCCGACAGGTGGGCGAGAAGGAACACGATTTACTACTGCGCCGACACAGAGACGGCCGATCTTGTCGCGTTCCCGAACAAATGCGACGTGATCGGCATGGGGTCGTATGACGCAAACACGAAGCCAGGCATTACCGGGAACCATGTTCCGGTAAATTCGGGGAACTACGGGACGCGATTTATCAATGTCTGGTTCAAGGCACCAGCGGACGCCTCCCCAATCGTTACCTTGGCATCGACCACAAGCGGGTGCCAGTTCATCGACTGCGTTTTTGACGCCACGGCCACCACGACCATCGGGATTCAGGCCACCGCGTCTCCGTTCCTCCAGGTCATCAACTGCGATTTCAGGGGCGCATTTGTCACCAGCAACATCACGTTTGGGACGGGTGAGGCTGGACGCACGATCATCAAGGGCAACCGCATGACGGGAAGTGCCGCGGCCGGAATCGTCCTTGGTTCTGGAACCACGGCGTCGTGGGAAATCGTCATCGACGGAAATTTCATCGAGGCCGCGACCCTCGTCATCGACGACAACTCCGATTCCGGAACCGGAATCGCGTACGTGGTGGACAACCGCCTGATTTCTCTGGCTTCGTCCACCACCGGATATGCCGAGAACATGGACATCAACCTTGGCAGGGCGGCGGGAAACTACCTGACGACCCCGAACATTGCAACCATTTACCCGATTCTCGATACGACGACCTAATGCGGAGCGTTTGTTTAGTCGGGAAAGGCAAGGGATGGAAAGATGCCCCACACGAAGGCGAGGTGTGGGGCATCACCCAACAAATTAAAGGACTCCCGGTAAGTCGGATTATCGACATGAACGACTACTCTCTGTGGGGTCCGATGGAGGCGAAGTGGGACAGGGCATCGCGGGAGCGGGCGGCGGCCGCCGGAATTCCGTACTACGATTTAAGCACGTATCCGCTGGACGCCGTGATTGCTCACACCGGAGTTGACTACTTTTCCAACACGGTTGATTACGCCATCGCTCTGGCGATCTACGAGGGAGTGAACGAAATTCATCTCTACGGGATCAACATGGAACTTGAGTCCGAGTACGCCTTTGAAAAACCAGGGGTTGATTTCTGGTGCGGGTTTGCCTTGGGACGCGGAATCAAGATCATCGTTCACGGCATGTGGTCAAGCATCATGAGAACAAGGGACGGGAAACTTTATGGATATGGGGTGGCCCAAAAGGAGAATGGCCGCCCCCACAAAGAACGGGAATAACCCGAAAAGGAGAGTTTATGGCTTCCGAAGTGCAGGTTTTTGGCGAAGTGGATATGCGGAACGGCAAGGTCTCGTCCTTCCTGCCCGCTTGGTATCACAACGTCCATATCGACAACCTCTCGTCCTCGATTGACGAGACGGAACGGCGTCTTGAGATGGGACAGGTGCCGCAGGAGAGCATCCACGAAACCAAGATGCAGTTGAAGCGGGACCGGGAACGCCGGGACCAGATTCTCGCCAGCCGCCCGAAGCTGGAAGGCGCGACGAAGGACCGGGTGGCGAAATGGCGCGAGGAGTTGGGCAACTCCATTTCCGAATCCATGTTTACCCGGACACAGATGCAGAAGGGCCTTGCCGACGCACACGAGGAGTGCCGTCGGATGTTGGACCCCTGCATCGAGGTCAAGGGCGATTTGGCCGGGTTCGCCAAGGAGTGCGGCATCCGGGTCTCAAAGGGGAAGGTCAACCGTGAGGGTGCCGCGAAGATGTGGAAAGTGGCGTCCAAGATGCTCGGGGAGATTTCCAACACGGCGATTCTGCGAAGGGACTAACCGATGGACGGGGCAAGCCTGCTCTACAAACTGCGGGAAGTGCTGCAAGAGGACTCCACGTCAACCTACCTGGATACGCGGACTTCATACGACTACCTGTACGAGGCCGCGAAGGAATACTTCCGGAAGGTCAAGCATTGCACCGATACGCAGAGCATCACGACCGTCGAGGATCAAGAGGAATACGACCTGGATGCGGAGTTCCTTGAATTTCAGGTCATGGACCGCGAGAACCGCTACGTCGTGAAATGGTACGACGGATCGGCGTACAACTGGATTCCGTTTCGGGAATCGTCGGCCACGCTGTACGCCAACAACACAACGTCCGTCTCGCTGCCCGACAGCTTCTATGTCCGCACGAAGCAGAGCCTCACGGACAGGATCACGGGAACGGCGACCAGCGCCGGTGCCGCATCCTACGGCGAATGCACCCTGACCGATTCTACCGCTCCGTTCGCAAACGTCAAAGTCGCGGATACCGTACACAACACCACGGACGGCTCGTCCGGTCTGGTGATTGCCGTAACGTCCACGTCCGCGCTCGTCACAGCGCTTTTCGGCGGCACGGACAACGACTGGACGAGTTCCGACGCCTATATCATCGTTCCCCAGGCAAAGAAGCAGATTGTTTTCGATCCGCCCCCCGCTGATGCGTCCTGCACCATTACGGTTCCTTATGTCACGAAGCCGACGCCCCCTGTCTATTCGTCCTATCGCACGTACAACATTGATCCGCTGCACGAAATGGCCTTGGTCATGTATGCGGCGTGGCTCTACAAGTACCGCGACCGGGAACCGAATTTCGGGGACGCTTGGTACAAGTATTTTGAAATGGCGACCCGCAAGGCCCTGAAAGACACGAACCTCGGATTGGTGCGGAAGGGGTTCCGCGTCAACATGATCAAGAGGAGCTATGGCGACCGGAGCTACCGATAAGCCTTTCAAGCATTTTGACTGGCCCTTGAACGGACGGCTGATTACATCCCTGGACCCGCTGTTAATTCCGGACGGGCATTTTTCCGCCTTGAAGAACATGCGGTACACGGACAGCAATCCGCAGGGCGTGGGCGGAATGACGAAGATCAACGCCTCCGCCGCCGAGTACCTGTCCGTGCAGAACGGTTTCCATTTCAAGAAGGACGACATCAGCGAAAGCCACGTCTTCGCCCAAACGACGACAGGAGCCAATTCGAGGCTCGTCAAATCCGACAACAGCACGTCAATTCCTTCGCAGGACACCTTTACCGCGTGGCTCACCCTGGACAACAACAACCGGACGTATTTCTCCAAGGCCCCCGATTCCTCCATGGTTGCCCTCAACGGCAAGAAGAATTACGTGTGGGGCGGTGCCGAGGCCCGTTGCCCGTCGTTCCTGACCTCCTCGGCGGCGGTCACAACGACCATCACGAACCCGATTGACTACACGGAGAAGGTCAACAATTCCCTCACGGACTCCTCCAATGTCGCCATTATCGGAGGCGGGAACGACGCATATACCAAGCTGCTCCTTCACGGAGACGGCGCGGACGCATCCACGACCATCACCGATTCGTCCTCCGGCGGCAAGGCATGTACGGCAACCGGAAATTGCCAGATCGACACCGCGCAGGCTAAATTCGGGACCGGCTCCATCCTCTTTGACGGGGCCGGGGATTATGTCACCACCGCCGACCATGCCGATTGGAATTTCGGAACCGGCACCCTGACCATTGAGGGATGGGTCCGGTTTTCGTCCCTGACCGGACAGCATGCCCTTTATTCGCAGGCTTCCACGACCACCTATGTCACGCTGTATTACGACAACACGGCGGGGAAACTGATCTTTACCGTCATGGCTGCCGGGACGCGGATCATCCACGAGACGGCTTCATGGTCTCCCTCCGCAAGCACCTGGTATCACGTGGCGGTCATCCGGGGTTGGGGCGGGGATGCGGACGCATGGGCGATCACCGTTGACGGGGCGACCGTAACGACCTTCACGAACGCCGGGACGCTTCCCGATTCGGGGGCGGCTCTCTGGATCGGATTACACCCCACGACGGTCCTGATCGACCACGGCGCGACCGGCCATGGCTTCACGTGCGCCAATCATGCCGCGACCTCTGCCGCTCAATACAAGTTCGCCAACGGCTCTCTCGCCCTCGACGGGACGGACGACTACGCCTACTGTGCCGGCCATGCGGCCTTCAATCTCGGGTCCGGGGACTTCACGCTTGAGACGTTCGGACGCCTTTCCGCCCTCCCCGGTGCCGGAAACGCGATGAACTTGATTTCGCAAGGCACGACGGGGGGCGGGAATTACGCCTATCAGTTCTTCGTCTATAACAATGCCGGTACGTACTACCTGCATTTCGCCTACTCCACGGCAGGGGGGGCGGTTACGGCACAGACTGCGAACACGGCCCTTGCCGGGATCGCCACGGGAGCATGGTATCACTTCGCCGTCGTCCGGAGCGGGAACGAGTTAAAGGTCTATTGGGACGGGGTGCAGGTTGGCGACACCCTCGATATGACCGGCGTCACCATCTACAATTCGGCAGCGAGCGTCTGTATCGGCGGTCTCGGAGGGGCGTCCGGGCTCTGGAACGGATACCTGGACGAAATCAGGGTCAGCAACATCGCCCGGACCATCACCGTCCCGACGGCACCCTACACCTCGGACGCGAACACGAAACTCCTTCTCCATTGCGATTACATCGCCCTCAACGGCTGGATTGACGAGTACCGGGTCACGAAGGGCAAAGCAAGGTGGACGGCGGCCTTTTCGCCCCGGACCCGGGCATACACGACTGCCGCCCTGACGTGGGTTGTCGGCGCGATCCGCCCGATTCAGGGAGCCAAGTTCTACATCGGAGACGCGAACGGAGAGGCGAACGCGCTGTCCGCGAAGGAGTGGAACGGATATTCGTGGAACGCCCTGACCGTAACGGCGGACGGCACCCGGGACGTGGGCGACACGGCAAGCCTGACAAAGACCGGCTCCGTCACCTTTGCGTCCACGGAAAGCACGTCAAAAGCGCGAATCCTGAACGAAAACTTCGCCTACTGGTATCAATTCTCCATCACGGCAGGGGAAGCCACGATTTATCGTTGCACCCTGGACATGGCCCCGCAGCCGATTGTGGACATTTGGGACGGAGCCTATCGGCCCTGCTATTCCTTCTTCAAGAATTCCGCCGGGACGTATGCAGACTATTCCGTCAACGCCTACACGTCGGACTATACGTCAAGCGACGCCCTCACTTACGCCCAAGTAGGCGGCCTTGCGGCCTTCTCGTCCCCCAACAACTGCGTCTTTGCGGGTTTTTACGAGCGCCTGACGGGCATGGAAATCATCCTTCCCGACGAGTCGTACCAGAACGTGACCGCAGCGACGACCCTGACAATAGACTACTGGAACGGGTACGAGTGGGTGAGCGTGGGCGACATCGTGGACGGCACAAGCACCGGCGCGATTTCGATGTCTCAGACAGGCGTGGTTTCGTGGAATCCCCTGGTGGAGAACACGGAATTCAAGACCACCATCGGGAACAAGACCCCGCTCTATTATTACCGGCTCCGATGGGACAAGACTCTCACCAATGGCGGGAACGATGTTCGCATTGATGCCGTCGGCGGAATCCCCGTTCAAAAGCAGATGAACCCGCGCCGGTTCGCGGTGAATTGGCAAAACCGGTTGTGGCTGTTCGACGAAGTGGACGGGAAGCGCAACACCGGCATCTGCTCGTCTTACGGCACGAACTGCGTATTTAACGGAAACGACGTTACGGAACTGGAATTTCAGGGTCCGGAAGCAGTCGTAGCGGGCGCAAGTCTGTTTACCAGATACGGCGGGAACATCTACGAAAACTTGATTGTCTGCAAGAAGTCCGAGACGTTCATGGTGGACGGCACGACTCCGGAAAACTATTTCGTCTACCAGATCGCCCCGAACGTCGGATGCATGTCGCCTCTCACCATGAAGGTCTGCGACATGGGATACGAGATCGCCCCCGGCCTAAATAAGCACGTTGTCATGTGGCTTGCGTCCGAGGGGGTCGTGATGTTCGACGCCAACACCCTGATAAACGTGGCGGGAGACATCTCTGACCGTTTCGACCCCCGGTCGTCCAACTACATCAACACGTCCATATCGTCTCAGTTCTATGGATTCTACGATGCCCGCCGGACGGAATACCACCTGCTCATTGCCACGGGCTCCTCGACTTCGTTGAATGAGGAGTGGGTTTACGACCTGTACCGGAAGAAGTGGTTCCTGATTGATCGCGGGTCAACAAAGCGACTGTTGAGCGGATGGGAAGTCATGGACGCCAACGGGGACCGGCACGTGTACGGCGGGACTGCGGACGGCTTCATTGAGCGCCTTGAATACGGGACGACCTTCGACGGGACGGCGATTGCACAGGCGTTCAAGACAAACGCTTTTATGCCCATGAAGTCGTTGATGTACCGAACAACATTGCGGGTTTTGCAACTGGTGGGGGTTGCGAAGTCCACGACCTCGCAGACCGTTGCGATTACTCACTATGCAGATGGGGACACGACGGGAGACGCCGCGAAGTTTGCGGCCATGTCGATGGCGAACACGGGGAAGCGGCTTTTCATGGTGCAGCGGTCGTCATCGGTGACTGCCACGTTCCACGAATTGCAGTTCTCTATCTCGACTACGGACGAGACGGTGGGCTTTGAACCGTTGATTATCAGCGGATTCTATCAGCAGGCGGATCAGAAATGGGCGGCGTAGGCTCGTCGGTGTCGTCGGTGATGTTGTTCCAGAGGACAAGAAGCAGGGTCTCTGGAAAAACGACCAGCCAAATGGCCTCGTCTATGCAATTTGAAGTCCCCGCGCAAACATGCGGCACGCAAGGGATATCAGGATCAGACTGCTTCCATGTGCGACATTGCTCCTTCGTCGGTCCCGTGTGGGCGCATCCGAGGAGCAGGACGACACAAAGGATGGCGAAAAAGGTTTTCATGGTTTCCCTCCATGAACCCGATAACAGCGTTTTCATGGGAAATCAAGATATAATTTGGGGGCAGAGATGAGCAGTTCATATTTGGCGGATTATTACCGGACGTTGGCACAGGGGCGAGGAACGCAGCAGGCGTTGACGACGACAAGACCGCAGGCCCTGACGCCGGAAATCCTTGAGCGCTACGAAAGCGCGATGAGTCGCGGGGCGGGCGGAACACAGGCTACTACAACGGCTCTTGCCTCCTCCACGCCCTCCGTGGAGACGGCAAGCGCGACACAGCCTGCATTGACGACACAGACGGCAACCCAAACGAGTGGGGCGCTAAGCCCCCTCTCTTTGGACGCCCTTGGTGGTGGTGGCGTTTCTGGCGCAGACGCATCGGGATATTCTGGTCCGTCCGGACTAGCCGGGTCTTATGCTGGTTCACAGATTGCCTCCGGCATGGTTTCCGGCGCGATCATGGGGGGGGCGAAGGGTGCGGCATTGGGAACCGTCGCCCAACCCGGCCTTGGAACACTCCTTGGGGGCCTGACGGGGGCGGCAAGCGGGGCGCTAACGGGTCTCGTTTCATCTTCTGTCTCGCAGATCGGACAAGCGCTTTTGGGCCTATTTGGAATAGGGTCTTACGCATCGCTGGCAAGTGTAGACCTCAGTACTCTATCCTCCATTCTGGAAAACTTCGGGATTGACCCCGAATCCGTTGGCATCGCAGCGGACACCGGAGAACTCGGGATGCGCGGCGATTCCATCGCTACATACGGATACAACCCGGACGGAAGCCTCACGTCTCTGAGTTACACCGGGGCAGAAGGAAATTCGTTTAGTGGTCTCAACTTTGGATGGGGTGGAGGAGCCGGTGCGCTTGGTGGAGGAGCCGGCAGCGGCGGCGGCGTGGGCGGGCTTACGGGTGCCGGAGACCTTGGTGGAGACAGTTCCGGGGCGTCCGTGTAGGGTCTTCACGGACGAAGGGGAGCAATCAAACATCTTGAAGTGGCTGATAGAAAGAATGGGCAGCCGAAAAGCCCGAGAGGGGGATTGGTGATGGCAAGCAACCTTTTACAGCAGGCATTGAAGCAGATCGACCAGAGGAACCGGCAGAAGGCCATTACCGGGAATCCGATGTACGCCAATCAGGACATCGAGAACGCCTACAGTTCTTATTTCAATACGGCGGCCGCGAACGAACGGGCAAGCGAGGCCCTGGCATTGTCGAAGTCCACGGCAGAGGCGAACCAAGCCCTTTCCAGGGAGAGCCTTGCGCTTTCCAAGTCGCAGTCCGCTTTCAGCAACGCCCTGGCCTTACAGACCGCCGAGAATCAGAAAAGCAGCCAGACCACGCAGGCGTTGTCGAACATCGCCAATCTCGGAGTCACCCTGTACGGTGTTGACAGACTGACCGGAGGGACCGGGCAGAAGGCTTTGACAAGCATGGTCAGCGCGACCCCGATAGCGGCAGATGCAATCGCCGGATACGGAACCTTTGCCGACACGACGGCAGGGGCGGGCCTGACGTGGGGATCTTCCGAATACACGCAGGCGCTCCAAGACATCGGACTGAGCGAGACACAGTTGAGCAGCCTTGTCGGGACGGAAGGGGCGGTTACGTCGGACAGTTGGTTTAGCAGCGCGGTCAGCAGCGCGTGGGATTGGCTTTCGGGCCTGTTCTAAGGGGGCAACGAATGGACATCAGGGACATTGGTGGAATCGCTGGAGGGGTTGTCGGGGGCGTGGGAAACGTCGTCAAGATCGGCCAGAACCTTGAGGCGATCAAGACGCAGCAGGCACAGCAGGCTATCTCTGGCATGGCTCTTGCCAAGATGAAGCAGCAGGAGGCCGAATACAACCAGCCTGTTGCTATTCAAGACCTAATGGGGCGCGTTCCCGAACAGTACCGGCCCTTCATGGAACAGAAAATTGCCGGTTCCGGTATCGTCGAGACGGACCCCGCCGGGAAGCCGTTTGTCCGCCGGGGGCGCATGGGGGAACTGAAAGAATCCCTTGCCGCCTCCGATTACTTCAATATGGCGACGGGCGCCTACCAGCACTTTGACGAAAAGGAAGCCGCCATTAAGAAGCAGATCGAGGAGTTGACCGGCACCCTGAAAAACACCATGCAGCAATACAAGGAGGAAGGTGCAATGGCCCCGCCTCCGCGAGAGTCCACGGTGCAGGAACTCGAATCGTACAAAAAGAAAGACCCGACGCAATCGGAGGGATTCAAGAAGGGGCTTCTTGAACTGCGCGGCCTGTATCAGGCGTTGGACGGCGTGAAGAAAGGAAAGATGCAAAACTTTATGACGCTGAACAACATCAAATCCGGTCTCGGCAAGTTGATCGAACACGGATTCAGCCCCGAGACCGTAATGGGTGTGGCAACGGGTGCTCCGGGTTCGCACGAGGCGTTTCTTACCGAAATGCGGGAGATTGAGGCGGCGAAGCAGAAGCCGGAAAAGAAACAGTACGATCTCCTTCAAGACCCGGAGGGCAACCTTAAGAACGTGGAGAAGGGTGCGCCGATCAAGCCCGGATACACCCTGCCACCGAAACGGGGAGCAGCGAAAGGAAGCGGAACCGGACCCGTTCCCAAGGAATACAAAGCCACTCCGGTAGGGCAGACCCCCTCCGGGGCGGTTGTCTATTCGGACGGAAAGAGCCAGTTTACGATTGAGGACAACACCCGCAAGCCGTACAGCGGACAGGTGGTAAAGGGTGGTGGAGGGAAGCCGAGAGGGCTTTCCATTCCCGGTGTCGGAAGCGCAACCGGAAACGAACCCTCGTGGGCAAAGTACGCTAAATAGTGATGAATTGGGAAGAAATCCTTAACGACAAATCGTTTCAGGCGCAATCGGCGGCGGTGAAGGCGCGGGTAGCGGCAAACTTCTTTCGGGAGAACATCGCTTCCGACCCCGTGTTTGCCGAACAACCCGAGGCCACGAAAGCCAAGGTCCGCTATAACTTCTTCGCCACATTGCAGGAGAAGCCGCAGGTTGAGGGAGTCATGGAGGGCTTTGTCAAGCCGACCCTGAAAGCGGCCCCTCGCGTAGCGGGTGCAACGATTGGTTCTCTGGTCATGACTCCGCTTGCCGGTTTACAGGGTCTTTACGATACGGCCACGAAGGGAGCCGAGGCTGGGGCGAAATCCTTTGAGCAGGTAGCGTCGCTACCGCAGGAACTTTTGCAGACCAGGGGACAGCAGGCTGGCTTTGAGAATATCGGCCTTGCCATGAAGCCGTTCCAGATGGCCGGAGAGGGCTGGCGGGAGATAGTCGGCCTTACTCCGCTGAAAGGAACCGTTGCCGAACCAATCGCCGGGACGATAGGCGAGGCTGCCTCCATGTTTGGTCTTCCTCTGTCCGGTCGTGCGGCTGGCGCAAGGGTCCGCAACCTTGAAACGAATCTTAAAGTCATGGCCCCGGACGCCGCTCCATCCGCCCCGGTGCGTCCGTTTCCAATGGGGACAGACCAGCCGAAGTCGCCCTATTCGCCAGAACTGGCAGCCAGTGTTCGCACGGCTTCACAACCCGCCCTTCCGCCTGGGCAGGGATTTGTCTTGCAGGAACGGCGTCCAAGTTCCGCCTTCTCGCCCGAATTGGCGGCAGACGTAAAGAGAGCGAGCCAACCGACATTGCCGCCCGGGCAAGGCTTCGCCCTACTTGAAGTTGACCGCTATTTCGATCAACTCCGCGAGCAAGTCGGCACCATGAAGATTTCCAAGGCCGAACGTAAGGCTTACGAAGTCAAGATTGAGCAGGCGAGAAAGCAGGCTCTTGAGCGGGCGCGAGAGGAACAGGTGAATGAGGCTTACGAGACGACAGCAGAAGCCCCAAAAGCCCCCCCTGCCCAAGAGATTCAGCCCGTAGAAGCGACGATCACCGAACGGACGGTAGAAGCCCCGCGTCCCCCCGAGATCGTCGAACCTGGGGCAACGTCGGGGGTCCGGGAGCCGTCCTTTGCCTTCAATCCCATGGAAGAATTGCCGGTCAATCGCGCCCTGTCGGAAATCAAGTCTCAGGGCGGCTTGAATATCGAATCCCTCCGGGAGCGATACAGCCAGCCGCAGATGACCGAACTCGTCAAGAAGCGTCCCGGCCTCGTCAGCAAGAACGGCAAGGCGACCCTTGACGAAATGGCCGATATGCACGGGTACGAATCCGGAGATGTCCTACTGCAAGACATCCTTGGGGCCAAGTCGAAGAAAGCATATGCAGAGGCGGAAAAGGCCGACATCGAGGCTCGGTATTATGATGAGATGAAGGACCGCATTGCTGTGGGAGACCTGAAACCGGGCGACAAGTTTGTCCGTGATGGAGAGGAGTTCACACACACAGGATATAACACCGAAGGGAACGCCATTATCAAAGACGGCGAGACCATCATCGCGGACCCCTTTGAAGTCCTGCGGGTTGATAAAGTCAAGAAGGCGAAATTCAGCGAGGCCACGCAGGACATTCCAGGCTTCTCCGAACGCGAGACCTTCAGCCTTACCGAATCCCCCGGCATGGTGGGCGATAGGGTCAAGCCCAAGGGGAGCGATACGGAGACGATGTTTAACGTGGGCGTCGATGTTTCACGCATCCCGGAAGCTGCCCGCAAGATCGCCGAGACCGTTTTCAGGAATCGTGGCCCCGTGAAGCCCCTCGGAAAGGAGCCGACGACACCCGCCGAGCGCGTAAAGGCCATGTACGACCGGACAGACGCCGAGATTGCGAAGAGGGAAGCCCTGACCCTCGACGGCCTGAAAGACAGCCTCAATCGTTCCATTCTGGACGTATCCGCCAAGGCGAAAGAGATGCTGGTCAATACCGGCAATCCTCTTGCCAAGGAAGCCGTTATGAGGCGCGACCTGATAGCGGGTTCCAATTCCGAGGCCATGCGCCAGTTTGGCGGCTACGAAAAGCAGATTTACAAGGGACTGTCTTCCAACGAGGAGGCGATCCTTGACCGCGTGATTAACTCCCGTCGCACCGTGCAGATCGGAGAATACAAGGACATTAAGCATTCCGGCGGCATGAAGCCGGAAGATCACGCCAATTATCTGAAAGACATCGAGTTGATAGAGGATATCAGCAAGGAACAGGCCGACAATATCCGCGCCCGCTCTGACGCCTATTTCAAGGCCATGGACGACCAGTTGAAGCAGCGCCTTGATGCCGGTCTCATCAGCCGGGACCAGTTTGACGAGTTGTCGAAATACATTTACTCGCCGCGTCGATTCTTTGAACACATGGACGCCATTGATTCCCAAATCTCCGGGCGACCGATTACCGTTGGAAGTAGTGGAATCAAAGGATTGCAGGAGGGGTCCGAAGGACTGATGGAGACGCGGACCCGAGACCTACTGGCAAGCCAAGTGGCGCGGACCCAAGACCTGATTTTTCGTAATCGGGCGAATCAGTCTCTTGTGAATCTGGCAGAGGCGGTACCCGACAATGGCGTGGTCCGTCTCGCAAAGCGCATCGGGACCAAAGGGACCGGAGAGCCGATTTACGCCACGGCCCCGAACGGATACGAGAAACTGTCTGCTATGGTGGACGGGGAACAGGTTCCGTTCATCGTCCCCAAGGAATTTGCCGACGCCTGGGTGAAGTCGGACCCGCTGATTCAGGCCAATTTCGCCAACATGCTGAGTTGGCTTTCCGGATCGAAAATCCTCAAGGCGGGCGCGACCGGATACAATCCGGCGTTCGTCATTACGAACATGCCCCGCGACATCGCCCTGATATGGTCCGGAGAGCAGTATTCGGCACACCTCCCCGTTGCCGCCGCGCAAATGGTGAGGGACTTGGCGACCGTGGCACCGGATGTTTTTCTCCGGAAAGGCCGCGTAGCCGACTACATCAAGCAGGGCGGCGGGATGGAGTTTCTTTCCCACTACGGGCGGTTCCGTGGTGCGGGCGAAGTCGGACAGAAACTAAAGATGGCGGAAAAGGCTCTCGGTTGGATTGGCGAGACCTCCGAAATCTGGACCCGGATTGCACACCGGGAACGGGCATTGAAAAACGGAATGTCCCCGGAGGAGGCGACCTACACGGCGAGGACCGGGAGCATCGACTTCTCCCAAGGCGGATCGGCAGTCAAGGCGGCGGATACGGTTATTCCATACCTGAATGCCGCGATTCAGGGAACGCGGACGCTGGCAAGAAACGCGATGAAGAATCCGGGCGTGTTCGCCTACAAGATGGCACAACTCGGAACCGCGTCCGCCATGCTGTACGCATGGAACATGCAGAACCCGGAGGCGTGGAGCCAGATTTCCGACCGCGACAAGGAGGCGAATTTCATCTTCATCGTTCCCGACGTTCTACCCGGTGCGACCTCGTACACCGACGACCAGGGGGCGAAGCGATACCGATACATCAAAATTGCCAAGGACCAGGGGCAGCGGGTATTCACGACCGCCGTGGAATCACTCCTGCAATACGCCTACGAGGGCAAGGTTCCAAAGAAACAGGTGTTCGCCGCGCTTTCCGACTTGGGTGTACCGTACAAGATACCGGCCCTTTCCGCATTGATTGCCCTTGGGAACTACGACGACTTTACTTACGACAAGGTGTGGAAGGGACCGGAGGGGATCGCGCCCGAACAGGAATACACGAAGGACACCCCGGCGGCCTTCGTCAACGCTGGTGCTGTGACAGGCATGTCTCCCGAGCGTATGCGGGCGGCAGTCGGAAAGATCATCCCCCCGAACAATCCCTTCACGGCAGCAGTCGGGACGGGGATCAAGACGGCATCGGGCGAGACCTCCGAAGAATTGGCCCGCAAGGGGTGGAATCAGTTTGTGTCGGAAAGCCCCTCGCTTCGCCGCGCCATCGCCATTACCTCTCCTTCCCACGGATACCGGGAAGAACTGGCGGAAGAAAAAGAGGCGTCGAGGACGGAGACATTCAAGCAGAACCGGGAGCTTGACAACCTGACGAACAGATTCTTCCAGACCGGACGGCAGGAGGACGGGCAGAAGATTCTCGCCTACATCCAGGGGCAGCCAGAGCAAGCGCAAGACCGCCTCGTCAAGCGGTACGAGGCCGCATACGAAATCAAAGACCTCCCCGACCGTGGATTCTGGAAACAGATGCGCGGCCTTGCACCGGAGGCAAGGGCAAAGATCCTCTACAGGAAAGTCGTGGCCGCACCCCAGGCAGAGAAGGTGCGACTCGTGGAGACGGCGAACAGAATATCCGGAATTCTGTCCGACAGGATGATGGACGAATGGGAGAGGCTTTCTAAACAGTAGTAGTCGATAACATACCGGCATCGGAAGAACCGAACCGCGCTCATGGGACCGCAAGTCCCGGCGCGGTTTATTATTTCAGCACCACCAAAGGAGGAACCAAACATGCAGGTCTTCGCAAGCAACGGAAATCCGGCCCTTACCGTCGTGTATTCGGGCATCACGGCATCGACGGCATTTGACGCCTCGCTCTTGCAGCCCCCGACGAAACGGGCGCTCAAGTTCTCGGGCGCAGGGACAAACGTTCCCTACCCGGGCAAGACCATTACCGGCCTTACCGGGGCAGCAACGGCGACCATCGACAAGGTGGCGCTTATCTCCGGCTCCTATGCTAGCGGAACGGGCGCGGGCGTCCTCTACATCTACAAGCAGAGCGGCACGTTTCAAGCGGAGAACATCGACCACACCAACGGTGCGACCGATGACGCCACGATTGCCGAGAACAGCTTTGAACTTCCCCGAGGACTGCAATGCCGAACAGCCCTTGTTACCGTTGAGACGGCAGACCTTCGGTTCGTCCTCGACGGAACGACTGCAACTGTTACGGGCGGCGTCAATCCGGGCCACATCATGTCTTCCGGGCAGTCGTTCATAATCAGCGACTTCGAGGCGATGAAGAAGTGGAGAATGATTAACGCCGTCGGCTCTAACGGCGCGGTTGCCGTTGTGTCGTTCTACTTCTAAGGGGGTCTTGAAGATGAAGAAATTTCTTTGTGTTTTAACGATAATCGCCGTTGTCGTCCTCTCGGAAATCGCCCTCGCACAGCCTATCGGTCCCGGGGGAATTTACGGTGGCGGCGGCTCCTCCGGTTCCGCCTCCACCTCTGCCGCCGGTATTGTCGAGCTTGCCACGGA